GTCTCCACGACCTGTTTGCCAAACACGGTGTCCTCGTCCTCGATGAGGTGTTGGACTACACTGTTACCGAAAAGGTGACGGAGAAAGTCTATAACGGAAACAGAACAACCTCCATCCTCTATTACACGCGAGCAAAAATCAGGTTCCACTTCATTGCCGCCGACGGCTCGGAGGTTACGACCACCAATGTCGGCGAAGCAATGGACTCCGGCGATAAGGGAATGAACAAGGCAATGAGTGCCGCCCTAAAGTATGCACTCCTGCACATGTTCCTCATTCCTACCGCAGAGGAAAAAGACCCCGATGCTTCCACGCCCCCGGAGACTCGCCCGAAGACCATCGCCGAAATCGCTGATTCGTTAGACCCGCAGAAGGACGGAGTGCTGAAAGAAGCCCTGTCCCAAATTGTCGCCGCTACCGATAAGGATTCGCTGATGAATGTCTGGAAAAGTTTCTCCGACCTCCAGACTAACCCGATGTTCACGCAGTGTATGTCTTGCAGAAGAAAGGAGCTTGGCTTATGAGTGAGAGCAAGAAGATTCAGTTGGCGCAGTCGGCTGTCGTATTCAATGAGGTGGACCACACCTATAATTATCTTGGCTCATTCCTGTCTGGAGTTACGAGCCTTCTGCACCGCACCCTGTTTGCCGACAAGTATAACGGCATTTCCAAAGAAGTCCTCGCTAAAGCAGCGGACTACGGTCATAACATCCATGAACAGATAGAGCTTGTAGATACGCTCGGTGTCGAAAGTCAGACCCCGGCTGTTCAGGCATACTTGCAGATGAAGGCTGACCTCGGACTAACGACCCTCGCTAATGAGTATCTCGTTTCCGATGAAAGCTACATCGCAAGCTCCATAGACATCATCTTCGATGATTTGACCCTCGCCGACATCAAGACAACCTCCCGGCTCGATATGGAATATCTGTCGTGGCAGTTGTCGATGTACGCCTACCTGTTCGAGCGTCAGAATCCCGGACTGAAAGTGCCGAGACTGCTCGCAATTTGGCTTCCGAAACCCCAGTACGGGAAGCCCAACATCATAGAGGTCCCTCGCAAGTCGTTGGATGCCCTCAAAGTCCTCATCGCCTGGGATAAGTCAATAACATCACAATACACCAACCATTAAAAGAAAGAAGAATGGCAAACACAATCATCGGGCAGATTGCTTCAATCGGACCCACACAGAGCCTCGTCGCTAAGAACAGTGGAAACTCGTTCCAAAAGCGCGACATTGTAATCAACGTCCGTCGTTTCGACCCGAACACAGGAGAGCCTGTAACTGACTGGGAAAACACTCCCAAGCTCTCATTCATGGGAGACAAGTGCCGCGACCTCGACCGCTTCCAAGTCGGTCAGATGGTGGTCATCTCCTTCGACCTTCAGGGGCGCAAGTACACCACCGCCAACGGGGAGACGGACATCATCACGGAAGCTCGCCCCTATAAGATAGAGGCGTATGGTCAGCGTCCCTCGCAGCCATCTTCACAGCCGATGGCTGCATCTGCACCGGCTCCCACCTATCCGCAGTCGGCTCCAATGTCGCAGGCTCAGGCACAGCCCCAGTATCCTCAACAGCCGCAAGGTTTTCAGGACCCCTTCAAGCCGTAAGTAAGGTATGCTCTACAACTGCTCCAATCCGTTAGATAAGGCTAACTTCCTGGAGAGAGCGAAACTGCTTGCCGAAAGAGGCGATGTAGTTGAGTTGAAAACCAAGAAGCAGAGGTCTTTGAAACAGTCTGCCTATCTGCACTGTCTGTTCGATTATTTCGGATGCCAGTATGGAGAAAGTGGCTCATACGTCAAGGAGGAGTATTTCAAGAAATTGGTCAACCCCGACATATTCGTATTGAGTGAAGGGGTTGACCGATTTACTGGAAGACAGCATTACCAGTTGAAATCAACGGCGGACCTCACTACGGAAGAAATGTCAATCTGCATTGACAGGTTCCGTGATTGGTCCTCGAAGGAAGCCGGGATTTATCTCCCCACAGCCGCAGAAGGTGCGTTGTTGCGCCTATGTGAAATAGAAATATCCAAAGCGCAGAGATATTTATGAAATACCAACTCAGAGATTATCAGCAAGAGTCAAGCGATGCGGCGGTCAGTTTCTTTCAGACAAAGAATGATAGGAACGGACTGCTCGTGCTTCCGACGGGAGCGGGAAAGAGTCTCGTCATTGCTGATATAGCTTTCCGATTAGGAGAGCCGTTGCTTGTATTGCAGCCGAGCCGAGAAATATTAGCACAGAACTTCGCAAAGCTGAAAAGCTACGGAGTTGAAGATTGCTCCATCTATTCAGCCTCACTCAACAGCAAGAAGATAAGCCGTATTACTTTCGCCACCATCGGAAGTATTATGGCACACATAGATGACTTCGACCACTTCAAGTACATCATAGTTGATGAAGCTCATTGTGTCAATGCCAGTCAGGGACAGTATAAGCAGTTCTTCGACAAGGTAAAGCGGAAGATACTCGGACTGACCGCCACACCATATCGGCTTACCTCGGCGTTGCAGTATCTCGACCGGGAAGGAAAGCAGCACTTTCGTCCGAAAGATGATGAAGGCTCGCAGAAGTTCGATGAACGCATTGCCAGCATGGAGTTGACGATGGAGACACGATGCGTTCTGAAATTCCTCACTCGCACTCGTCCGAGAGTATTCCATGATGTAGTGTATCAGGTTGACATCTCCACCCTATTAAGCCGAGGCTATCTCGCAAATGTTGATTATTTTGATCTTTCAGTAGTAGATCAGTCGAAGCTCCGTCGCAACTCCACCGGAATGGACTTTGATGATAAGTCATTGTTCAGCGAGTTCAAGCAGACCAATTTCGGCGACTACCTGTTGAGCATAGTCCAAAGGCTCCTTCATCCCAAGAGCGGACAGCCGAGGCGTGGCATCTTGGTATTCACGAAGTATCTTGAAGAATGTGAGGCACTGGTCAAACGGTTGCCCTCATGTAGCCTTGTAAGCGGAAGCACACCGAAGAAGGAGCGAGACGAAATCCTCGAAAATTTCAAGCTCGGATGTATTGATGTCCTTGTAAATGTCGGTGTGCTGACGACTGGATTTGACTACCCGGAACTTGATACGGTAGTAATGGCACGCCCCACAATGTCGCTGGCTCTGTACTATCAGATAATCGGTCGCGGCATCCGTCCTCATCCTTCCAAGAAGTCCCTTTGGTTCGTCGATTTATGTGGAAATATAAAGAGGTTTGGCAAAGTCGAGGACTTGCATCTCGCAGAGCCTAACCCCGGCGAATACATCATCACTGGCTGTGCCGAAGGTGCCACGAAACAGCTTACTAACATTTACTTTTAATCGCAATGGGAAAAGTCAGTAAATACGATAAGATGGTGCTGGACTCTATCATCAGCGGTATTCCGTTGACGAAGGATCAGTATAAGAAGATTACTCACGCAAAGAAATCAGAAGCCGACATTCAGAAGGAGTGCATCGACTGGTTCAAGGAACACCATCCCCAGTTGTGGACGGATGGTGTATTGTACCACATTCCCAATGAAGGCAAGCGAAGCGGTCGCAACGGTCGTGGTCTTGTTCTGACAGGACTGGTGTGTGGTGTCGCAGACCTTTGTCTCGCTGTCGGCAGGCACGGGTATCATGCTCTGTATATAGAGATGAAGAAGGACGGCACATATCAGCGCCCATCGCAGAAGCAGTGGGAAGCCGGGATAACGAAGCACGGCAACAAGTATGTGGTGTGTCGGTCGAAGGATGAGTTCTCAAAGATAGTTGACGAATATTTATCTGATTAGCTATGAATCCATGTGTCAAGTTCTTTCGGAACATCGTTGATTGGAAGTGGTTTCATGTTCCCGAAATGGTTCAGCTTATAATGTACTTCGTATGTAAGGCTGACCATGAGCCTTATTATGTCGATGGAGTTCTGATTGAGCGTGGAATGGTCTGCATCCCTCGCCGGGAGATATGTTCCGAGCTTGCAATCAAGGAGCAGACCTATAAGACTTGCATCAAGAGGCTGATCAATGATAAGAAGATAGCGACCTCGAATGAATTGTTCAGGACAGCAGTCATTACAGTTCTGAACTTCTCCCGATATGTCGTTGAAGAACAGCCTGACACACAAGCCCCATCTATACCGAATGAAAAGCCGCAGACTAAGCCGCAATATGCCACATCCCCAGTTGAGACCGATGACGAGCCGCCGATTGAAGATGCGGTAGTTGTCGGCGATACCCTGTTCCCCGGCATAGCCGTCCCCGATGACAAACCCGAAAGCAAGCCCAAGAAAAAGCCGGAGGTCGATTGTGATTTCATAGTTAAGCTGTATCACGACCGATGTCCGTCGTTGCCAAAGGTTCTCAAACTGACCGATAAGCGAAGGATGAAGATACGAGTTCGCTTTGAGGAAATGAAGTTCAACTACGAAACCTTGCAAGAGGTGTTCGACAAATGCGAAGCCTCCTTCTTTATGAGAGGCGATAATAACAGAGGCTGGAAAGCAGATTTTGACTGGATATTTACCAATTCGCAAAACTGGGTCAAGGTGCTTGAAGGCAAGTATGACAACCAACCAAATAAAATGTATAATGCACAACATGGAACAGCTTCCATCCTCTCGACATCAGTCGGGTATGGTACAACGCAATCAGAGCGCAATGCCGCTAACAGCGCTCGTCAAAAGTGTGATATCCTCAGTACGCTCGCAAAGTGTCAGCAGGACTACGACGCCGGAAATCTCCCAGCGCTCACTGGCGTTGAGGAAAAGCTATAACATCATCCAAATAACGGAGGCTTACAACCCCGACCTGCAAGTTCATGTCGCCGCAGTGAACGATGTGTACCTGCTCTACAATCAAAAAGACACGCCCACGCTCCGTATGCTTGAACAGGCGTATGGTCAGGAGTATGCAAGCCGGGTGTGGATAAAGACGCAACTGGTCATCCTCAATGATTTTGTCGGTGTCAAGAACAAACTCGAAGACTTTCAGATCAATCCTCTATGCGACCAGATTCTCGTTGAGTATGGCGGTCTGAACCTACTGGAGTTCTGCCTGTTCATGGCAAGGCTCCGCTCCGGCAAGTATGAACAGTTCTATGGCTCAGTTGACCCGATGCTCATTCTCAAATCGCTGGAGGAGTTCATGGCTGACCGCCGGGATGACATCAACAGGAATGTTGCTGAACAGGAGCGTATAGAACGGCAGAAGAAGGATGCCGAGGCAGAGGCATACCGAAAAGCAATGATGGACAGCTACCATAAGAGAATCCCCAACTCGGACACGGATAAAGCCCCGGTTGACTATCCCGAATATCACTGGGGAGGTCTGTATCAGCTCACAGATGATGAGTTGGAGGTCGCTCTTGTCAAGGTAGCCGAGATGAGAAAAGACGCAGGCAAAAAGAAGTCTAATAAGCCTTCCGGGGTTGTCGGCAACATCGCCTCCACCATCTCCACCGCCCTGGGATTTAAGAGCAGCAAAAGCAGCAGTATCAATCCTTTCGGGATAATCAACGACATTCGAGCCTATGTAGAAGAAGTAATCAAGTCAAGGTCAGAAATAGCCGTTGCTACTGGCAAAAGTTAAATAATGATTTTGCCTAAAAATAAAGTGTAATGACTTAAAAATAAATGCGTTATGATTTTCGCATATCAAACTTATTGGCTAACTTTACAGTAGAAAATTAAAAACAACCCCTCTAAAGTCAAAGAAGATGAAAGCATTTGTATTCCTCATTAACGGTAGCTACGAATCAGTAATCAGCACAAATCAGCGTCAGGCTGAAAAAGATATGTGCGATAAGTGCATAGCTGCCTTCACCACCGTAGCTCTCGCAGACAAGTTCGCTGAAATGATGAACAACGGAAGCAAGTAAAAACCATGAAGAAGATTAGACTGAAAGTCCGGGTTCTCGACCGCATCACTCACGAAGAAGTTGATGTCGTAGTAACAAGGTCCATTTCCGAAAGCCTCGCCAACGCCATAGTCGCCGAGATAGGAGATGGAGATAAAGAATACTGGAAGCAGGAACGCTCCGGCCACGGGGACGATGACAGCGACCTCGATATGGTGTCGCCCTTGAAAGACCAGGAACGGTTTCACATCAATCCCCAGTTTCACGTCATAGAAGACAACGAAGCAGATGACATAGTTCTCTGCGGTTTCAGCAGTTGATCTGCTTATATGCAAATAAAGAAAACCTAAAAGAAAAAGAAGATGAGCAATAAAGTATCGCAGTCCTTCAAGGACACAATCAAGGCGTACCTCGACCAGAGGGCGCAGTCAGACCCCCTGTTCGCCACCTCATACCAAAAGGCAGGCAAGAGCATAGACGAGTGCTGCAACTACATCGTTCAGGAAGTTCAGAAGATGCACGTCAACGGACTTGCTGATGATGAGGTATTCGGACTGGCGGTCCACTACTACGACGAAGACAACCTCGGCGAAATCAAAACCGTCAACTGCAAGGTGGTAGTGAACCACACTGTCGAGCTTACCGAAGAAGAAAAGGAACAGGCTCGCAAGGAAGCATACGACCAGTTCCAAAAAGAGGAGGTCGCCAAGCTCCGCTCGCAGAAGAAAGAACCCGAAGAAAAGGAGAAGAAGAAAGCGCCGGCAAAACCGAAGCCGGAGCCTGCATTCGAGAGTCCGTCCTTATTTGATTTCGGCGATGAAGGCGAGGAATAAGTATCAGGAGAAGATAGTGGAGCTTTCCCATAGGCTCCCTGCTCCCACGAATAAGCAGATGGAATATGCCAAGAGCCACATATTCCCCCTCCTGGCATATCGCAACAAGAAGAAAGGTTGGTGTACCCACTGCGGACAGGCATTGCAGTTCGACCCCAAGTCCAAAGCCAAGTATATCGTATGTCCCCACTGTGGCAAGCGACTGGAGATAGAAAGCCGTTCTGAGAGAAAGTACACGTTCCGGGCATATTTCACGACGCTCTGCACCATAGGAGGTTTTCAGGTTGTCCGGCATTTCTTCTGCACCAAGAGAATCCACAAAGGACTGGAGCCGGAGTATGAATACTGCGAGGTAGTTCAGAACTGGATAGACACCAACGGCAAGGAAACGATAATGGCTCGCTCCACCATTCCGTTCACAGGTTACTATGACTACTGGAACTGGAACAGCGATTTGTCAATCAAGGTTCGCCGTGGCTATTATTGGTATGGCTCACGCTACGACATCACCAATACGGTAGTCTATCCCCATGTCGGATTGTTGAAGGAGGTCCGGCGCAACGGCATCAAGTCTATGAAAGATTTCGATGGACTGCCCGCCAACAAGCTAATTGCATCGGCTCTCGCTGACAGACAGACTGAATTGCTTATCAAGCATAATCAGAAAGAACTGCTCACGCAAAAGATACGTCTCGGCAACCATCATATCGAAAGCCTCAAACATCCCGAAGCCATCCGCATTGCCTGTCGGCATCGTTACATTGTTGAGGATGCTACCATGTGGCTCGACTACCTAGACCTGCTGGAGCATTTCGGCTTAGACCTCCACAATCCCCACTACGTTTGTCCGCTGAATCTGCACGAAGCCCATGATAGGCTGCTCATTCGTAAGAACAGGGAGGACGCAAGAGTCAAAAGGGAGCAAGACATCAAGGAAGCCCGCAAGTATGAGAAGATGTATAAGAAAGCAAAGTCCGGCTTCTTCGGTATCGTCTTCGGGGATGATAAAATAGTGATCAGTGTCGTTCAGTCCGTAGAAGAAATGGCAATCGAAGGAGAGGAAATGCACCACTGCGTATTTGCCTGTAAGTATTTCAGTAAGGCGAAGTCCCTCATCCTTTCGGCAAAGGACAAGGACGGGAACCGCGTCGAAACGATAGAGGTCAATCTTGACACGTTTCAGGTGGTCCAGAGCCGAGGTGTCTGCAACAAGAACTCGGCATATCACGACCGCATTTTGAAGCTGATGGAAGACAATATGCACCTTATCAGAAAAGTAGCATAAGTTATTTACATTTAGGTTATTATGTGTCTGAAATATTTGGCAGTCTGCGTTAGTTTTTGTAATTTTGGACTTAGAAAAACAGGTCATCCGACCTCATTGACAAGATGAAAAAGGTGAAGGTCCTCACGGGGACGGACATTCCGTTCTGCACTCCCTCTCATCCCTATTCGATGGTCGTTCAGATCAAGAGAGTGATAGACAGGATAGCCGAAAGCCGGGACGATGAGTTTCAGTACAACTGCAATTCAGTAGATGGAGTAAAGATGTTTGAGCTATACGGCCGCAAGCAGAAAGGTCTGAAAGTTCAGTATTACATCAACGGAAAGCCCTCGACCTTCGCCCAGGTTCTTGAAGATTTTGGTCGGGCGGACGGTTTCTTATCGGAGATAGCATCTCCACAAGACAAATAGACAATGGAAAAGGCAACCGAAATATTCAAAGGTCCGTACACCTCGGACGGCAGCTACATCTACGACAGCACTAATCAGATGTGTCTGATGGTTGGTGGCTGTGAGAACTATCCGGAAGAAATGCTCAATCGGATATGTGAAATCCTCAACCACACGAAGCCGACGAAAGGAAATCCCGGAGTCAGCGCCAAAGACGGCAACATCTACCTCGACGGAGATTTGATACTTGTCGTTAGAGGCTGGGGCTACCTAACCGGGGCCGGGTGTCTGAATTTCTCGGTAGAAGAAGCCCGGAAGATACAAGACGAGTTCGCCCAACACGTCGTAAATTGTCTAAGGGGAGAAGCCTAACCCATCACACCAATTTGTTGCAAATAAAGTAACCTAAAGAAAGTCATGAAGAAAAAGAAAATCCGGCTCAACATCGTATCGCGGAGCAAGGTAGCTGTCGCGTTCTACTACCTCCAGTTGGCGGTCATGTCGCCCATCCTCATCCCCGCCATGTTGGTGCAAATCATCTCCAGTGCCATTATCGAATGCTGGGGAAATTACAAGAACTGGTATCTCGCCAAAACCCTACGCTGACGCTATGAACTGGAAGAAACTTACAGAAGCCGATTACTCGGATGACGAAATCAAGGTTCTCCGCATCACAACTAAACATGGTCGGGTAGTCTACGAAACAGGTGTCGCCGATAAAGGCGGAGAGTTGTGGCACCATTCGGACTCATCGGCATTTCCGTCCCGTTACCTCGGCACAGTCAAACAGCACAAGGAGATACACTTTGTCGCTGTAAACGAAATTCTATTCTAAAGATATATGCAAATGAAAGATTTAGTAACCATCCTCAAAAACTGGCGCATCCGCCGCAGACAGAACGAATGGAGCAACAAGCTCAAAGAGATTCAGGACTCCTTTCAGGTGAAGGAGCTGAACGGCTCCCTCTATCTGATGTGCCAGGGTGTTCCATACAAACAGGTGTCGGAGTTAGCTTCCGCCACCGAGATCACATCAATGCTCGGAGAGGCACGAGGCGCAATGAGAACATACCTCGAAAGCAAGAACGATGGCCCGGCTGAATAAATCCACTCCGGCGGAGTTGAAGCCACGCAATAGAAAGCCCACGCTTCTTTGTTCCGGCTATCTCTGCCCGAAGGCTGAGAGGTGCAAAAGATTCAAGGACACGCAGGCTTTCCATCGGAGAATGATACTCTATTCAAGTTCCGACCCCGGAAATGTAATCTTTCAATCATCCACAGTCAATGCCAACGGCAAGTGTGTCTATTTCATAGAAGACCTTTCCGACTTCGGTTGCAATCGCTGAAAAACAAGAAAGCAGACCTGCCCTCACGGGTGGATCTGCTTATATGCAAATAAAGATTTAATAACCTAAAGTCGAAGATGGCCACCACAGGGGTGGGCTTTGACGATGGAAATTAAAACTCTGAGACAAAGTTACAAAATATCAGCGACATGGCAAAGCAGACGCTCAAAAATCGGCTCAAAATCCGGCCCTGTAAAATGTCTGAAAATCCGATATAATCATTAACGAATAGAATGATAGTATTGTTCACTTGAAATATTGTAGATATGATAAGATTTTGTTAACTTTGCATCACAGTTCAAGATTATGGTAAGAGAAAAGATTAGACAAGCAATCAACGAAAGCGGAATGTCTCATTCCCAGTTCAGCCGGGAACTTGGTATGTGCTCGACGAACTTCAACGCATGGATTAACGGAGCAAGGACGCTGCCGTTCCCATTCTTCATCAAAGCACTCAATATGCTCGGCCTCTCGGTAGGCCCGAAATCGGTCGGCTTCTCTTACATCCCTGCCGATGACCTGCCGGAGATTTTCTATATGCAGATGAGACAGACTGGTATCAAGATTTGCGACATTGCCCGTCAGACTGGCATTGACCCCTCCGTGCTGTCTGCCTTCCTCACTGGTGCCCGGAGGATGTCAACGAACAACATCGAGAAAGCGATGGAGGTGCTGGGACTCGGCATTGTAAGATGTACCACCTCGGCTGTGAGTGCCGTCTGAATGACTTGAAAAGGCAAAGTTTAATCCAACAAAATCCCACTATAAAAATGGCAGATGCAAGTAAAGACAAGAATGACGAAGATGCTCGCTACAAGAACATCCCGTTCCCGATTATTGCCAAGACTTACAAGGCAAATGCAGGCAACCTTGCATTGACTGCGGAAGCCCTCGGAATTGACCGAAGCACCCTCTGGCAATGGCGAAAGCAATTCCCCGAACTGGAGAAGATGCTTAATGACTATGACGAAAGCCTCGGCGACCTCGCAGAGTCGAAGCTAATGATGGCTATAAATGAAGGCAACCTCACGGCTATCATCTTCTACCTAAAGACGAAGCACAAAGGACGTGGCTATATCGAAGGTCAGGAGATTAAGGCAACCGTCCAGGGAGCCATCAAAGGTATGAGCCAGGAGGAAGCCGCAGAGTTTATCAAGCAACTGGAAAAAGAGTGCTGATATAGCCTATGGTCTATGATGCCGATGACGTATTGAGGAGCTGGATCTTGTCTGACTCACTCCATTTCGCCCGCTATTTCTTCAAGCTGATGAATGGCGGGAAGAAATTTGTTGTCGGCAAACATCACAGAATGATATGCGATAAGCTCAATGACGTGCTGACAGGCAAGACCCGAAGGCTGATAATCAACATTGCCCCTCGTTACTCAAAGTCGGAGCTTGTGTCCCGCAATTTCATCGCAATGGGTCTGGCTATCAACCCGGCTGCAAAGTTCATCCACCTGTCGTATTCGGGAGACCTCGCCCTCGGCAATTCTGTTGCTGTCAAGGACATTGTAAAGTCAGAAGATTACCAACGCCTGTTTGGCGTCGAGATAGCCGTAGGCACTGATACCAAGAGCCAGTGGAACACCACGAAAGGCGGAGGACTGTATGCAACCTCATCCCTCGGACAGGTGACTGGCTTCGGTGCCGGAGCAATCGAGAACGAAGGAGACGAATGGCAATTCGGGGGAGCCATTGTCATTGATGACCCCATCAAGCCCGCAGACGCTCTGTCAGACAA